TCCGCATTTCTAGCAGCAAGTTGATGGACGTTCGCCTCAGGATTTGCCTCCGGGATGGGAGAGCGGTTCATCTTTAGCACCATGAAGCGACCATTGCGAAACCGAACGAAATTGTAACCTTCGTAGTGTCCCTTAACCACGAATTCGCCGCTACAGTCGATTTGTCTGCGAATGTGAAGAGCCGCCGGATTTTCTGTCCAAGATTCGAAATGCACATAGGCACTACGAACTGTGGAGTTCGAATCAGACAGCGTCTTCGTCACGAAATCGACTCGAGACACCGTTCCGAGGCACATCTTGGTCTCGAAGAATTGACGAAGACCGTCCTCTGTCTGGAGGTCATAGGAATTATCGTCAAATCCCAGGTCATTATGCAAAACCGGAATATAGATGCTTGACCAAGGCGCGCTCGCGTTGTCCGAAGAAACATCTGGCTCGTCTCGCGTCTCGACAAAGACCAACTTGAGATGAAGCATGGGCTTCCCATTGTCAAAGTGGAACTGAAGAGTGTCGCCGTCGTTGTCGTAACAATAGCTATTCACCATGACGCCGTTCCTACCAGAGTCGATAAGATTATCGCGCAATTGAGAAACGTCGCAATTGGAGACAGTCACGGTGGCGCTTCTGAACCGCGCACCATTGGGTGCCGAATTCTGAACGATATTGACCGCGTTAACCAAACCGAGCCCAAGTGTCTTATTGACATACCAAGCGACTTCGTCGTTTGTTTGGAGCTCGTAAGGAAGAGAAACGATACGGAACGTGAAAGAAGACATATTGAATTAGATAAGCTTTCGCTTGACTGTTGAAATCATTTTCAAGTGAAAAAGGATTTCAATTTTTCGGAAGAAGTTCTCGAACTCGGCTAACGAGACGTCGATTTGGGCGCCTTTGTATACGCATAATTTTGGGGACGACCTCTAAATCTATATTGGATAGCGATACCAATATCGGGTTCGTCTTGTTCGTTATGCGCCCAAGCGGGCATTTCTTCCAATTCCCATTGGATTTCGTCGGTTTCGCAATACCAACTGGATGTACATAATTCGTAATGAGGAATGAGCAAAATTTCTCTTTTCCAATTTCTACGGTTTGAACCCGCGGTTACACTATCTGCATTTGCGATTTCGATTCTCGCCTGTTCCTTTTTTCCTTCATCGGAAGGGTCCAACACAGATAATCGAATTGCTTGTTTAGCACGTTTTACTGCGGCCGCGGGGTTGGACGGTAACTTACTTTTCGTTTTACTTCTTGCGCCGCCGCGAGATTTTAAAGTTCTCTTTTTATCCATCTTTCTAAATCGTCGTGATGATTTCATTTATATACTATGTAAATAAAAAACAATTTTCGCAATAATTTGTCTGAATATGTATATTCACATATGAATCCTAATGCATATAGAAATCTACCTGGAATATTAACAAAAAAAGGTAGTTTCAATGACGAAGAGCTGGTTTCAGGAAAAATTGTACCGGAATCTGTTATGTATGTCATTTATTGCCATGGAAAAACGTTACACGGAAACATTCTCCTTCCCCATTTACTGTCTAAAATAGTTTTTTTTAATTACGTAGTGGACGTTGGATACGTTTTGTTGGGCGGAGAACAAAATATATTAGATATTTGCGATATTAATGATGAACCGAGAGAAAGGAAAAAAAGCGGCGACGTTGTAAATAATATGAAATTGTATGGTGGCCCGCCTATTGATAGAGAACTGGGCGTTTATATTTGTAGGAATAATCCCGACGGGACTCGCAGTGCAAATCTTATTTTTGATATGACAAATGATTATCCTCCTCCGTATGAGGCCTTATTTGATAATATGATAAATTCCGTGTTTGTGTACCATAATTCGAACCATCCAGAAAAGGGGATTAGAATAATTATGCACACATGTAGAGGATACGAGAACCATTCCGTTTCTGTGCAATCGATGAAACCCTTTACTGTAGATGAACATTTGGCGGATATGCTTTCTGCTAATTTAGATATAAAAGATTCTATGGATATTTCGACTCGTAGAAATGGCGGTAAACGAAAATCAAAACGCCGTAAAAGTTTATTTTCAAAAAGATAAACGACATAAAGAAAAGTCCGTTTTATTAGAGAAGCCCTTTTAGCTTAGTGGTAGAGCACTTGTCTTGTAAACAGGAGGTCGCGAGTTCAATTCTCGCAGAGGGCTTTCGTGTAACATATTGTATTGTTTGTACAATATGTATCAAAAATTGATTTATAAAACAGATTAAACACATTATCATAAGAATAGGTAGTTAACATGAGTTTGTTAAACAAATTACTTCATTTCGTAGTCGTGTCATCAAGAAGACATGATATTGACGAGACGCACGGACTTTCGCATAGCATGAATGTTTTAAATTTTGCGCATAATATTCTAGAGGCGGAGAAAAAGAATTTTCCCTATTTGGAAGAACAAGAACGAATCATTTATGTTTCTGCCGCGATACATGATATGTGTGATAAAAAATACATGAACGAAGAGGATGGTATTCAAGAGATTAATGCCTTTTTGAAAGAAAAAATGTTTCCGGAGCAGGTCGATGCAGTGAAGCGAATCATTACTACAATGTCATATACTAAGGTGAAACAAAATGGGTTTCCTCAACTACACGAATATCAAATGGCATATCATATTGTTCGCGAGGCAGATTTACTATCTGCCTACGATTTTGATAGATGTATGTTATATAATATACATAAACAAATAGAAGTAAACAAAAGCCAGGAACTAAAGTTTATGGACGCCTTTAATAATGCGAATGAACTTTTCCAAAATCGCGTTTTAAAACACGAAAAAGACGGGCTTTTCATAACCAATTATTCGAAGTCGCACTATTTACCTCTTCATATTGAAGCAGTGCGACGTATACAAACTTGGAAAAATATAATTAGAAAACCCATTATTTGATCATTTTAAATACCCGACATAATAGGAGGTGCGTTCTGGGGCACTTCTTGATTACGTTGGCTTTGTAGTGATTCAAGAGTGACGTCTCCCGATAATTTATCAGGGCGATAATTATCGGGAGGAGTTTGTATAGTTATTACGTCTTGATTTGCTGAAATATAATTATGCATTTGCCGTCGGCCTCCGTTTCCTTTACTACTTAATTCGTCAGGAGTCATGCTATATAATGTAAAATGTTCAGACATAACATTAGAAGTTGATGCACCGGATAAAGAAAATGCCATAGGTTCACCCTGTTGTTTTGTTGCAACGGCTTTTTTTTCTACGATGTAAGGTTCAAAATGATTCATGATATCATCGCCAAATAATACTTTATAATTATCGCGCACAAGTAAAAGAGCAGGCACGCTATGCACATTCGGGGGTAGAATAACCCTGGTCCCATTCTCTAAAAGCACATAAAGCTGATTGTTTTTGGGGTCTCGCGTTCGCTTATCAATACAAATAAAACTAATCTTATTTCGTAAATCATTTTTCGCTAAATTTCGAATAATGTTTTGAGAATGCGTACAATAATTGCTATAATATAAAATATCCATGGTTTTATATTATTCGAGTAAAAACGTTTTATATGATTCAACGCACTATTTCATTTGGCCCATTTCATTTGGCCTATTTCATTTGGCCCATTTCATTTGGCCTATTTCATTTGGCCTATTTCATTTGGCCTATTTCATTTGGCCTATTTCATTGAGCCAGAGCACATCGAAAACAAAAGACGGTTTTGGAAATAGGTGATGCCGTACATCAAACCTACCGTTAAAACGCCTAAATAGTACCAAATATCCTTTTTAGATACAATGCCCTTGTAAAAAGCGGGTACCAAAAAGAGAACGAGAGAGATAAAAGCGAGAACGGATAAGAAATAAAACCATACGCAATACTCTTTGCCGAGAGGGCCAAATAAGTTTGTGGCAATGTCCGACATTGTATATCTTATTTATAGAAAAAAAACACGGTTTGCTAAATATTTTTCTTGCGCTATCGATATAAAAATATTATAGTTCTATATACAAATGGAAAGTGCAAAGATATGGAAAATTATCGATTCCTATTTTCAAGATAATCCGCAGATTTTAGTACAACACCATATCGAATCCTATGACGACTTTTTTAAGACAGGGATATTTCAAATATTCAAAGAAAAAAACCCAGTACAGTTAAACACGCGATTCGATAAAAAATTAAATGATTATCGATCAAAATGTATCATGTATTTTGGAGGTAAAGATGGTCGAAAAATCTATTTCGGCAAACCGGTCATTTACGATGATGATAATACGCATTATATGTTTCCAAATGAGGCGCGTTTAAGAAACATGACGTACGGAATGACGATTCATTATGATATCGACATCGAATTTATAGATATTTTAGAAGAAGGGGAACAACCAACAATTATTGGCGCAGAAAGCGATGATGAGGAAGAACCAGAACCCGAGGCCAATCCTACTCTTCAAAAAGAAGGTCCTAAAATACGCGGCGGCGTTCCCAAATTAAAGGTCCGTAAACAAAAAAAGAAAAATGTTCTCGACCTTTCGCCCACCGAAACGGCGAAATTAAAAGAACTCACAGAAGGTTCAATGATAGAACCCAATAAACAAATACGAACGAGTACTCTGGAAAAAATTTATTTGGGTAAGTTTCCCATCATGGTTCAATCGAGTTTCTGTGTATTACACGGTCTTCCAAGGGAAGTTCGCCATAGCATGGGTGAGTGTTCAAATGATGTGGGCGGCTACTTTATTATTGACGGGAAAGAAAAAACGGTGATTTCACAGGAAAAATTCGCAGATAATATGTTATATGTGCATAAGGTGGACGACGACGTTCATTTATGTTCGGCAGAAATCCGATCTGTAAGCGAGAACGTTTCGAAACCTATTCGTACATTAAGTGTGAAAATCGTGGCACCTACCCCGTCCTATACCTTTCAAAACATCGTGGTAAATATTCCAAATGTGAGAAAACCAGTGCCTTTATTTATTGTGTTTCGCGCGCTTGGCGTTCTCTCAGATAAACAGATTATCACGATGTGTTTGTTAGATATAGAAAAATACGAGAACATGCTTGATCTCTTTGTACCTTCTGTGCACGACGCGGGATCTATAATGACGCAAAGAAATGCTCTTAATTATATTGCTATTTTAACAAAAGGAAAAACCATTTCTCATGCGCTCGAAATTCTTTCGGATTATTTTTTACCTCATGTAGGAGAGGTGAATTTTTTGAATAAGGCCTATTATTTGGGTTATATGACATTTCGACTTTTGGCGGTGCATAGCGGAATGGAGCCATCTGTTGACCGCGATAATTTTAAATATAAACGTATTGAACTCGTGGGTTCTCTCATTCGCGATTTATTTCGCGAATATTATACGATGCAACAAAAACATATATTGTTATTCTTTGATAAGAAGATTAATCTGAATAAATCGATGTATTCCAATAAATTATTTGGACTCGTCAAAGAATATTCCCAGGAGGTATTTCGAGAACGTATTGTGGATGTCGGATTCAAAAAGGCATTCAAGGGAAATTGGGGTGCACAATCTCATACCAAACGCATTGGTGTTATTCAAGATTTAAATCGTCTTTCCTTTAATAGCGCATTAAGTCATTTACGTAAAACCAACCTTCCTATGGATTCTGGTGCAAAATTAGTGGGTCCTCGAGTTCTACATAGTTCTCAATGGGGATTTCTAGACCCGATTGATACACCCGACGGTGGGAATATTGGATTACATAAACATTTGTCCATGTCGACCTATATTACAAAGGGCATTTCTCGAGAACCATTCATTAAATGGCTACGCGAAAAAGTGGATATGAAATTATTGGAAGATTGTTCTCCCGTTTTGCTTTCCACGATGACCAAATTTATATTAAATGGTCTTTGGGCGGGGGCCGTAACTGATCCCGTAGAAACTGTGGCAAAGATTAAATTATTCCGTAGGAATGCGCTTTTGCCTATTTATTGTAGTGCCAGCTTTGATATTCGACAGAATACTATTTTTATGTATACAGATGCTGGTCGTCTAACGCGTCCTATTTTCTATTTGGAACATTCACACCGAGATAAATTTTTGCGAGAACAAGAAAAGTTATCTGGTTCTCAAAAATGCGATTCTCTCACTTGGTCAGATGTGATTCATGAGAAATTAGGAAACTGCGATTTTAAATGGACAGATTTGGTTTGTGGTTTTAATAAGAAACTACCCGATAATTTCCACCCCAATAACTATAAAATGTATGAACTGGACGAACTCTACGAGAACATAAACGAAGATAAAAATCCCGCGCAATATAAAAAGTTTTTAGAGAACAAAGCCATCATTGATTATATCGATTGTAGTGAAAGCGAAAACGCTCTTATTGCAATGAACGAACACGAACTTAAAACGCGCCCGCTACATTTTACACATCTCGAAATACACGAATCCTTTATTTTTGGAGTAATGTGTAATTTAATCATTTTCCCCGAGAATAATCCTGCGACGCGTAATTCGTTTTCGTGCGGTCAAAGCAAACAAGCAGTATCATTATATCATACGAATCATCAGGTGCGTATGGATAAAACTGCGGTGGTTCTCGCTTCGGGCCAAACCCCTCTCGTGAAATCGCGATATTTGGAACATATTAATCACGAAGGGAATCCATATGGCGAGAACGCTATTGTTGCCGTAATGGTATATA